ATCTGCAATACAAACCAAGTTTTCCCTACTCCATCAGTTCCCGCCACCAAGCTAACCCCACCTTCGTAAAGGAGATATTGTACGATTGGTTTGGGTGGGGTATTGTATGATGCGGTCAAGTCCGAGGTATCAATTACATCATATCCTCTACTTGGCAGCTTATATTCAACTGCGTTTTGAATACTAGCCTTTAATTCTTTGTATTGATACGCTTCATCTTCCTTATACTTGGTAAATTCGTCTCGTATATCGTATCCTTCGGGTAAATACTCACTCCAATTTGTAATATATACCTTAATTCCTCTGCTTTCGGTCTTAATTCGTTGCGCCAGTCTCTCCGCACCCTCTCGACCTGGCGTGTCATTATCATACGCGATATAGATATACTTAAAATCAAGGATTGGACTTAAATCTTCGGGTACTGACCCTGCCCCTGCACTAAAACTGATAGCATTGTTAGGACATACCAACATATCGGTTTCACCTTCACATATAATTAAGGGTTTATTCTTATCGTAATCCTGTAAAAGATTCAATCCATAGATTTGGCAATGCTTATCTCCTTCCACCCAATACGATTTATGTATTTTAATTCCAGTTACCTTGCCACTTTGATCCAAATAATTAAAGACTTTAAGTCCATCATCGGTATACCCTACCTTCATCTTTTTAAGTCTTGGTAAGGATTGTAAGTGTTGCGCGGGTACATTCTTTATATACCTATCCGCGGTAGCATCCAAACTTCCCTTTATTTCGCGTTTAATGGGGTGTATATGCCCGTTTTTTACAGGAGCTTCACCGTTAATCATCTTCTCAGGATTTTTCATGTCCAGAGACTTTGCAAGTAAGTAGGCATTACCCTTCCATCCGCAGCTAAAACACTTGCATTGACCATTGGTAAGGTTAAAAGAGAAAGAAGGTTTTATATCTTCATGTGTACCAAGTGGACAACTGCCCTTCCCTTGATCACCGTTGTATTTTACTCGCTCTACTCCTACCTCATATTCATAAAAATACTTAAAATCAGGCATCTTTCAGATCTTTATGAGCAAATCCTACGCCTAATGGGTTTTCATGTATCTCTTTATCTAGCTTTTCAAATGCTTTTTCTTCGTGATCCATCGCCCACAACATAATCGCATAGTTCACTAAGTCCTGACACCTTCCCTTGAGTCCCTCTGATCCTTCTTTTCCTGAAATTATATAGGCGCGTATAGAGTCCATGTGCTTTAACATATACACTAAAGCCACCATTTTTGCATCTAAGTCTAAGCGTTGACCAATAGATTTAAAGTTTTTGAACTTGTCACTTGAATCCACGCAGTATTCACGACCCTTCTCTATCTGTATATTTTTACACTCTTCTAAAAAAGCATCACTTAGCTTAAAAAATGTATCTACTTGCATTGTATCTCCTTATTTATATCCTACTTTCATGTAGTAATTGTTACCAAATTTCTGTACTTCTTCTCTTTTTGTTGGAGTTTTGCCTATGCAATACCCCCATTCTATTGCTCCCTCGCGCATTTCAGCTAAAATCTGCGAGGAAGAAAGTTTTTCTTTAATCTTTATGTTGATCGTGTAGTAAGTCATCTTTTATAGGCAGATATACAAGAACATCTGCATTGCATTTTTTATTTGGACAAGATAGGTTACTTACGATTCCATCACCTTCTAATCCATAGTCCTCGTAAGAAAAATCCCCACCCCAAATCAATTCTGTATTACAATGCCAACAATTCATTTTAACCAATCCTTCATTTTCATTAATACCACCGTTTCACCTCGGTCTGCCCTGGTCATAACCAAATCACAATTCCCAAAGGCTAACCATTGTGGAATACTTTTTCTTCGTTTTGCTTGTATCTTCAAAGTTTTCTTATTCTTCTTTGCCACTATATCCACATCTTCTGTAAACCCCATACTTCTACCATCCGATCCCCAAGCGCGTTTGACCTTATAACCCGCTTTAGCTAGTTGCTCTACGAGTTCCCTTTCGTAAGTGTTACCTTTTGATTTAGATTTACTTGCCATTTTCTGCTGCCTCCAAAAACCCTTTTAAAATCTGATTCAAGGTTTCTTTCATCTTTATATTTTTGCTATAACAAAATGTTCTAAACCTTTGGTATACATCTGGCTGCACAGTAAGTCTATGTCTTGTAGATAACTGCATACGATTACTACCCTGACTATTTAGTTCAGGTTTAATCTTCTTTATTAGCTTTGCTTCTAAATCATGTGCAGCTCCATAAGTAGTGGCAGGCTTCATCTTTACATAATCCCAATCTTTAATCGTATGTTTCGTAAACCTCTGTCGTACATTCTTGGAAATACCTATATACATCACCTTATCATCCTTGTACATCACATACACACCACAACATATAGGCAATTCCTTCTTATCTTTATACACCTGCCACTTACTCATTTTTTTCTCCAGTTATCTATTCTATTTAAACTGATTACCAAAATAAACATTGTTACCACTAATTTGAGCAGTTGGGTAAAAAACCACCCCACTATCAGCATCCAATTAGGAATATCAATCAGTATCATTTCTCTACCTCATCGAAGATTTCTAATAACATTGCTTCTATCTTTTCAAATTTTTTATTTAAAAACCATCTTTGTAGATAGTGATATGCAATGATAGATACGATAACGATTGTTACAATAAACACATCAAAAGCATTTTCTTGTAATGACTGTAACCAAAACTTCATTTGATTCTCCTTTGTTTGTAAATCTTGCCCCACAGTTTTCTTTTAGCAGCCAACCGCAAGAAAACATCACATTTGCCAATAACTTTTTTATTTAATACTATTTCAATAGTCACATCCTGCTCGTTTATTGTTTTACTCACAGGTCTAGTTATTTGTTTGTTGTGGGGCATTGTTTTTATAAAATTCTTTTTCCATTGTATCTAAACGATCCAATAGCTGCTGCACTTCTTGTACTGCCTCTTTATCATTCTCTGCTTTGCTCTTTACTACTTCACTGGCTAGACCTTTTCTGATTCATGTTAAATCTTTAGGATTTATCTTCATGTATTGACTCCACTTTCGTTGATATTGCATAGATTTCATGGGTAGGGATAAGATAGCAGCGTTTTGGTTCTGTATCTCCTTTCCCTGTAATCAATCTTTGTTGATACCCTTTTTCTAAAATTAAATCCTTAATCTTCTCAGGTTTTACCCATACTAAATTCTTTCCATCATAAAACACCCATATATCGGCTTCTGTGGACAGAATACCCGATGGTTTATGATACATATAGGTTTCGATTAAGAAATTGTTGGTGTGTTGTGACTTTTGGTCACTTTTTACTTCTATCCTTGTATTGGTAGAAGGTGAATACAAATCGAACTGTTTAAACTTGCCAGGAATAGGCAAAGCAAACGGGTCTTGCTCTCGAATCCTATCGAGAACTAATTGTTCTATTTGTTTACCGTATAATAGTGCTTCGTTGAAGGTAGGCATGGTATGTGGTTCTCATGTTGCTACTCCTGATCTATACAGTCGCAAGGTTCAAAAAATTCATGCGGTACTTGGTAGTACCCTCTCTCTTCATACTCAGTATCAAGTACACCACCATCACCAGAACAATACTTACAAGTTGTTTCCGCACACTCCTTGAAGTAGTCCGCTTGCTCTGAAGCAGTCATGCACTCAAACTGTGCAGGGCGGGGATGCGCCCGCCCGTTACAGTCTGGTATGGATTTAGAAGGGTAGTCCATCATCCTCTTTTTGTTGATTAGCTTGAAACTCGCTAACCTTCAGAGATAAATACTTATCTCCTTTCTTTGATTGATTCGACCAAGCAGATAAGCTATAGTCTTTTCCATCAAGATTGATTTTCCCAGTCATGTGGGGATGCTTGTCTGTCTTACGCTCTTTTGCGGTAAACAAAGCACCTTTATTTGTATTGTCAAACGACATTACGCTGACTCCTTTAGTTGTTCCTGTTCTTCTTCTTCTTCTTCTTCTGTTAATGAGAAGGTTGTAGGCAAGTCCTTTGGAAAAGACGGAACAGGATTTTTATTCGCCCAGTCCGAGACTTCTACAACCTTTTTCCAAGTTGCTTCATCGCACTTATACTTCTTAAAAGTATAATTAGGTGC